TGGGCACCTTACAGGGTGGTCAAGCCGCACAAAACTGGGGAGGTGGCCTTGCGGGGGCCTTGGGTCAGAGTTCTTACGGTGCCCTTACTCCCTATAATCAAGGACAATATGCTGACCTTCTTGCGGGCCGTGTAGATACTGGTGCGGGTAGCCCATATGCGGCTATGACTAACGCCCTACAGCAGGGGGTTACATCTAATCTCCAACAGAATATTCTTCCTGGGATACGATCTCAGCAGGTTCAGTATCAGCCAGGAGGAAGCTCCAGAGCCAACCTAGTCCAGAACCAAGCGATAGCGAAAGCGGTCCAATCTGGTCTGACCAAACCTCTGGCCGATATGTACTCTGGCGCTTACCAGACAGCGCAGGGGATGAGAATGCCTGCCGCTCAGATGGGTGTGGGACAGCAGCAATACGGCATGGGTTATGGGCTGCAAGGAATAGGGGCACAACAGGCATCTATGGGGCAATACCCAACCATAATGGGTGCGCCACTTGGTATGTATGACGCAGCGAGAGGTGCAGGCGCTAGAGGTCAGGCCGTGAATCAGGAGTTGATCAACCAGAATATGGCTCGATACAACTACGAGGCTAATGCTCCACAGCAGGCCCTGGCTAACTACATGAACACCATTGGTGGGAACTACGGTAGCAGCACAACGCAGACCACCCCAGGTCCAAGCGGGTTCAGCCAGATGACTAGCTTGCTCGGTGCGGTAGCGCCATTATTTATGTCAGATGTTCGAGTCAAGGAGAATATAACCCCAGACGGTGAATGGAAGGGACATAATGCGTACCAGTTCAATTACATTGGAGACAATGTAAGGCAGAGAGGATTACTAGCCCAAGAGGTAGAGGAGACTAGGCCCGATGCTGTAGCGGAGATTGGCGGTATCAAGCACGTTAATTACGGGGCATTGTAATGGCGAGTTTGCTTGACCTACTAAAAAAGCGTTGGTCGCCCAGACCAAAGTTTACTGGTCGTGCGGGCTATAATCAAAGACGGGGAGAACCCATGGACCCCTACGTTATGGGGACATGGGGCAACCCTGACGACTGGTCATCTCCTGAGATAGTAGAGATGTTTGGGGGGGCATGGGGCAGTAAAGTCGATCCCCATTTAGCAGCGGCGGCGGGAGGTCCAGGATGGGGAAGTGGTATGGCCCCAAGCACGATGGCTGCGGCCTCTGGTCAGGGTACTGGTGGCCTAAACACCAAGGCTTTCTGGGAGGCTATGGCTGAACAGGAACCGTATGTAGACCAAACAACTGCCCCCCCAGGTGGTTTTGTGGGAGAGTCAAGGGTACAGGGCGATGTTGGAAGTGGGGTTATTGCTCCTTACA